ATTCTACAACAAAATGCCTTAATTTTAAGATATATCTTACAGAAAGCCTACAACAGTGGGCTTTTTGCTTTGTCTTAAAATGTTGATTTCTGGGTTTGTTCAGTTATTTGTTCAGTTATAAACTTTTTAGTGCAGTTTCATAGAACGAAACTGCTTTTTTTGCATTCTCTTTTGAGAGGTGACTATATATATCCATGGTCATAGATAATTGGGAATGTCCTAAACGGTGCTGAAGTTCCTTGTAAGGTATTCCAGAGTTAAGCAAGAGACTAGCGTGAGTATGGCGAAAACCATGAAAACCAATGTTAGGTACGTCAGCACGTTTAAAGTGAGTTCTTAACCTGGTTTGTAGAGTTCGATTATTGGGGTACTCATTTATGAAGTCAGAAAAGACTACAGTTTCAGAGCGCCCAAGTTGCCAAGCTTCTTGTACTTGTCTATGTTTGTACTGCTTCAGCATAATAACAGTAGCTTGGTCTATATCTATATCCCTTAGACTTGATTTTGATTTAGGACTATTGAGTTCTTGATTATAGTTTAGTGTTTTTGTGATATGCACAATGGCATTATCTAAGTCAATATCAGACCATGATAAAGCTAAAGCTTCATTGATACGACAACCAGTAGCAAGTAGAAACTTATAAAGTGTTATCTCATAATAATAGCGATACCTACTTACATCCAGAGTATCTAGGTATTTAAGAAAGCTTTTTAATTCATCATTATCAAAGTGCTTTACTTTTTCTCGCTTTGCTTTTTGTGTGTTGCGAGGTAATATTACCTCACGAGCAGGATTAAATGGTATGGCTTGCATAACTACACCATACTGTAAAATACGCTTATTTAAAGCGTGTAAGCTATCGTAGTATAAAAAAGCGCCTTCTTCCCCTTTATTGGTTTTGTCAGCAAGTTTATTGACTACGTTTTGAATAAGTGGAGTAGTTAGTTTATCCAACTTATAAGAGCCAAATAAGGGCAAGATATGATTATCTAGCAGTCTTCTAACGTTTAATTGTGTGTTAGGTTTCACTGTATGCTTGTAACTTTCCCACCATAAGGAAGCTAGTTCCTTGTAGGTAGTAATATTAGAAGCCTGAAATCTAGTAGATCCATTTTGTAAAAAAGCAATTTCAGCTTCTTTTGTCTTTTGCTTAACTTCTTTTTTTGTTCTCCCTGTTATGCTTGTCTTTACATCTTTTCCAGTGACTTTATCAATACCAAGATAGACATTAGCACGATATACTATTGAACCGTCTTTTTTTGTGATTTGTTTTATTTGCATAGTATTCCTTTCCATCAGCAGGCAAGCAATTAGAAAAGGTTTTGAGTTTATACCATGCTAGGAGCTACGAGAACCCCTCTATTTTCGATTTTAAGAGGACGAACGGTAAAATTGTACCAGGTAAGAAAATAAAGTGATTATGGAGCTTATAAAGGATATTGATTAGATAATCTTCTCAAATACCATTGTGGCTTGAATACGGTCGCCACCGCCTAGTCCTTTGCTTCCACCATTGGCGGTTGTGATTGTGTGCAGGCGATAACCTTTTGAAGCTTGTTTATTGATAACATCTTCTAATTCTGTAAGGTTTCCTGATCCAGTGCCGAAAAACTTTTCTTTCAATGTTACCTGAAGGACAACATAGTGTAGTCCATTTACTCCAGATGCGGTAGAAAAACTACCTTCTTGTTTTACAGTATCAAAAAATCCCATGGGGGTTACTCCTTTTCGTCGTCTCTCTCAGATAGTTTTTTAACTAAATCAAAAGCTATTTTTTTATCATAGTCATTTAAAGAAATATAGTTGATTAAAATATCTGCAAAATTTGTACCAATTTCAGCATCATTTATTATTAACTTTTCTATAGTCAGCATGTAGTTTTGATTAAAATTTACTAGACCTTTGCCAAAATTCTCGTATTTTTTAGGATTATTTATGTGTTCTTCAACGTTCTCATACGCTGATTGAATCTTTTTTAGCAAATCATAATCAGGTTTAATGTTATTTAGTTCATTCATATCAAGATTTTCAAAAAAATCTTGTAATTTAGTAGTCATTTCTTCAGGAGACATTTCATCATGGCCTAAAAGAAATGCAACACTAACCCCAAAGTAATCCGCTAGGCTCTCCCATACTTTATTGTTTCTTGGTTTTCGAGTTCCGTTTTCATAATACATTAATTGACTATCAGAAACGGTAATATCGTATTTATCTTTTAAAATTTTTCTAAGTTTGTTCAAAGATAAATTTTCTTTTTCTCTTAATTCTTTGAGTTTTATTTTCACGATATGTAACCTACTTTAATTATTTTAAGTTGATTATATCATAGCAAAGAATTTTTTTCTATAAAAAAATTCTCAAAAAAAGAACAAAAGCGCTTGAGATTCTTAAAAATAGAGTATATACTTAAATTGTTCTTAAAATGAGAATAAAAAATTAAAAGGAGAAAGAAAAATGATTATTACACAATCACAAGCGAAAGCGTTACGAAGAAAAAAAGCTGATCTACAATTAAAAAATTATGAGTTAGCTTTTGAAATTGGTGTTGCACCTAAAACAGTTCCTAAAATTCTGAAAGGTGATTATAAGGCTCCTAAAAGAATTTATGCTAGCGTAATGGAATGGCTTGCTGAAGATTACTAGAAAGGGGCATAAGACAGAATCTAGAAATATTTTGCTTGCTACCTATGGCAGTATCAAGGGTTTGTAGGGGTGCATTTTCTCCGACTTTCCCTACTAAGTGCTTTACCTTGGTACTGTTTTAGGTGGCAAGCACTATCTACAAGAAGAAAGGAGCGAACCAATGGAACTGGTTTATATGGACGGTAAGAAAGAACCGTATACGCTGAGCAGTATCGTTGCAGAGTGTACAGGATTGCAACATCATACAATAACCAAGACGATCCGCAAACATCAAGAAAGGTTTGAACGGTTCGGAAAGGTCGGATTTAAAATCCAAGCTATGGAAAGTGGCCAGAATACCAAGGACTATATTTTGAATGAGCAACAAGCGACCTTGTTAGTTACATTTTTAAAGAATACCGAGCAAGTGGCCAACTTCAAAACAAACCTAGTCAAAGCATTCTTTGAAATGCGTGACGAACTTTCTAAACGCTACCTTCAAAGAGAACTGGAAAAGCCGAAGCGTAAAAGTTTAACTGAAGCTATTCAAACATGGGAGAAAGCCCCCAAGCATGCCTATAGCACCCTGACAAACTTACTACTAAAGGGAGTGACAGGGAAGAATAAAGCGCAACTCATGAAGGAGCGAGAAAGTAAGAACGGTATTGATGGCTTGACAAGTGTAGAACTGACAAGCTATCAGCGCTTGGAAGATATGGCAATAGCTATGATCAACTTGAATAGGGGGTATTCAGAAATTAAGGAATTAATTTTTAAAGTATAGGAGTATAGAAAATGGAAAATGATTTTAAGACAGTTACAAATGCCAAAGGGTTAGAAATTCCTAAGTATCCCAAGGATTTTAAAAAGCTAGTTGAGAAAGACAGACAACTAGCCGAATATCTTTGTATGAACTACGAGAACTTGGACAGTGAAGACCTGGGCGCATTTCTTGAAACAGTAGAACAGGGAATCAGTTGGATTCTAGATCTTATCGAAAGTAAAGACTTGCTTTATAAACCAAAGTCAGGTAGTAATCATGCAAAAAGAAAATAAAAAAATCACTTGCTCAAATTTTAGACGAGGCGAGCAAGCGACAAGATTAAGGATATAGAAATTTTTTCTATGCTTTGATTATAGCAAAAAATATCTATTCTATCAAATACCTAAAGAAAAACCGAAGAGCAGGCAAGCAATTAGAAAAGGTTTTGAAAATCAAGTGCTGACAGGGTGATTCTAAGGCCTTGTTTAGCTGAAAGATGGGTAATTACTCACGAAACACCGCTACAAGCGTTCGCCAACTTGGGGCAATCGCCCAGCGTTTGGAGTGGTGAAATAATCTAATATAGGGAAAAAGGAAAACAGACTATGACAGAAACAACATACGATATTATCACTAAAAGCTTGGATAGAATTAGTATGGAATTACACCAAGCAGACGAAAACAATGATTTTTTAAGAATAGGACTCTTATCAGGACAATTAAAAGCTATCAAAGAAAACTTACATCGTTTACTCTGGATTGAACTCCCTGAATTGAATGAGAGTCATAAAATCAAAGCAGTCTCTAAAAGCACTACTGGAATGTTTTTCCACCCTGGTATTTTTGAAATGGACGCTATGCGACAAGCATTCTTTAAACGCCAAGCCAAGCATTTTTTTGACAATGCAACAGAGCAACAGGCGTATATAGAACATGCTGAAAAGGAATATTTAGAGGCTACTATAACCTTGAAGGATATCCTTTTTAACTCTAAAAATGGGACTCGACAAGTAAATAAAGATTGTCTTGTAGAAAAATTTGAAGAGGCAATGCAATGACACAATCAGAATTTTACAACCGAATGACTAAAATCAAGGATAGACATCCGAACCTCTTTCAGTTCATCATTGACTTTTTAGATGATAAAGTAACTCCAGAAGAGGTGTACGACTTTCTGAAGATGGAGCACAGCTATCAAGTGAATTATATCAAGAATTACCAAGCGAGGGCATAGCATGAATGAACTAGATTTAAGCAATACACAGGCGCTTATTTTTACCGTGATATTGGTTGGCTTTCTCATGTATCTAAACCACCTAGACCGCCAAAAAAGCGCCCGAATTGAGCGAGAAAGTACACAGACAACAGAAACACCTAGCGAGGATTTAAGCCCTGATTATGGGCGATATATTCAGCTTGGAATGGTCAGTAAAGGGGATTAAGTATGTTTAGTTTGAGTAAAGAAAGCGAACATGATTTGACTAATAGAATAAGCACGGTAATAGAAAACTATCTAGCAGTTCGAGAAAGACCTAAACCACGACTAACTGGTTTAATATCAGCACAAGAAGCTATGGACGAGTTAGATATAAAATACAAAACCTTACAAAAGTGGGAAGGTGCAGGACTAAGACGTTACCAACCACCACTAGAAGATACTAGAAAAGTCTATTACAAAGTTACGGATATTTTGAAGTTCCTGGGGGTAGATGATGGCAAAGACTAAAATATATTTTTGGTTAAAAGTTGATAAGAAGTTTTTTGATAATCTTTTTATTAAGCGACTTAAAAATATGCCTGGTGGCTACACTATGACAGTGATTTATATCCGTCTTATGTTGGAAAGTTTAGAAGATGATTGTATTTTGTACTATGAAGGATATTTTGATAGTTTGGTACAGGAATTAGCTTTAAAACTGGATGTTTCTGAAGATGATATAAATATGACGGTTGCATATTTTACAAAATGTGGACTGATTCAGATTGATGATGATGGCCATGCTACATTGTCACAAGCAAAGGCCATGGTCGAAAGTGAAACGAACTGGGCTAAATATAAACGTGAACAGCGAAAACAAGCCCAAAATGTGGCAAGATTGGAGAATGTCCAAAAGAGTGGGATAAATTCCAACTTGTGTCCAACAGAGATAGATAAAGAGTTACATAAAGATAAAGAGTTATATAAAGAATATATATTGTCAGGTAAACCTGACTTTGTATTTCCTAAATGGCTAACTTCGAGTATGATTGATGAGGTAACTAAAGGACGTCCTGAAAAATATTTAATCAGAATACCTTTAGCTTATCTGAATCATACAGTTGGGAAAAATTATAAATATTTGGACAAAAACTTGAAGCCGATAATGGCACGATTCAAAGAAGGCTATACACTTGAAGATTTTAAACAGGTGATCGATATTAAAACGGCAGAATGGAAGGATAGTCCTGAATTTTCTAAGTATCTGAGACCAGAAACACTTTTTGGATCTAAGTTTGACGGCTATTTGAATCAAAAGCCTAAAATCATAAAAGGGAAGTCCGAAGATAACTTCCCAGACCTACCATTTTAGGAGTTGCACAGATGAAGGAACAATTTAAAGAATTTAATAACAGAAAAATATCGGATAAGGTTTGCGATATTCACCAGGTCAATTATTGGGAAATTTCTGTACCGGTATTAGGGGGTTTAGAAAGAAAACTACAAGTATTTTGCCCGGAGTGTGTGAAGGAGGATATTAAACAACAAGAGCAAGACCTATTAAAACAGTTCGAGGACAGACAGGCTTACTTTAAAACTTATGATGTCTTAATGCGTGACAGTACGATTCCTAACGAGTTGAAGGGGGCAACATTTGAGAATTTCTTTGTTAAGACTACAGAGGAGCGTCAGATGTTAGAGTTTGTAAAAGGTCAAGCCCAGAAGTACCTTGCAGGTATGACGGGAAATACTTTAATCAGTGGTAGCACAGGAATAGGAAAAAGTCATTTATCTCTTGCCTTGGCTAAAGAAATCAATGAAAGCTTCAGGGAGAAGAACGAGCCTAAGAGCGTTTTGTTTGTTAGCTTAACCGAGATTATCAAGCAGATAAAAGAAGGATGGGCTTATGGAAGAAATGCAAACTTAACAGAGTATGAGGCAGTCAAAAAGTTAGTTGATGTTGATTTCCTAATTATCGATGACTTGGGGGCAAAAAATGGAACAATCACTCCTAAGAGCGACTGGGAACAGGATTTCTTGTTTGATATTATCAATAATCGAGAAACTACGATTTTCAACACGAATCTAGATAGCAGTGAATTGCGAACGGTTTACAATGCTAGAAACTCAAGTAGAATTTTGAAAGGTTTAGAGGGGAACACTTTTAAGGCTTTCACAATCAAAGACAAGAGATACACTATAAACACAGTGAGGGGAGAATATCAATGAATGATGATAAAATGCGATTTGCAACAGAAAAAGGCTTTGTTGTCTACGAAAAATGTGGTATAATAGAGATAGAAAAAGTTCCAAGTTTTGGAGAAGTTACTTTATTCTATTCAGATGGGAAGTTTACCCATCTAGTCAAAAAAGAAACTAAAAAATAAGTCTATTGAGAACAACTCAGGGACATACCGTAAGCATATAATGCTAGTGGTATGTCCCTTTTTGTTTGCATAGAAAGGGGGTGAGGGAGATGTCGGGAGATACTTCTTTAGGGTATGTAGTAGCCAATAAGTTTTCTATGGATCCAAAGAAAAGACAACAAATATTTGCAAAGTGCAAAAAAGATGATGAAAACTTAGAAAAACGGAAAAAAGAAATACTAGAAAAATATGCTAACAAACAAGACAAATCAAAATCTAGAAAAAATGATTCTAAAGGCTCGGAGAGTCATAAAAGAAAAGCTAAGAGCAAATAATTTTAGAAAAAATTATAAACAAAAATCAGATATTAAAAGATAAGGAGCAAAAAAATGACAACTAACTTAGTTAAACAAAAAGAAAATCTAGAAGCTTATATCCGAAGTACAGGTTATAACACTAGAGGAATGAACGTAGAAAATAATCATGTACTCATTGAAAAACCAATCCTTGATAGTTACGAAGATGAACATCAACGTAAAGAATTGGTTGATCTAGTAAATGTTATTGAGACTCGTACCCGTGGTGGGAAGTATGAAGTAACTGACTTTGAATCTGATTCATTACAAGAAGTTAGTGAAAATTCGGTTGAGAGAACAGAAGCAGATAAAAAGAAAACTATCAGCGTTGATTACTTAGTTAAATTATTCAGTGGAAAACTTGATTTTTCACAGGAACAATTAGATGATGGCCAATATAATTTAACGGATTTTCTTGGTAAGAAGATTATTAAATTAAAACGTAGAACACGAAATAGAGAGATTGGGAAAATTCTCCAAACTGCGAAAGTGCAGACTGCTACAAGTATGGACGACTTGAAATCTATTGTTTCTTTAATCAATCCAGAGCGCAATGTATCTATGGTTATTAGTCAATCACTATTTAATGTCTTAGACAAAATGAAAGACACTTCAGGAAATTATCTTCTTAAAGTTGATAAAGAGACAGGGACAAGTGAAACATTCTTTGTAGATAACTTTTTAATTGTAGATGATACAACATTAGGGAATAAAGGTGACAAAAAAGGCTTTATCGGAGATCTAGAAAACTTTGTTACTTTGTTTGATCGCAAGAAAGATACACTTAGTTGGGTGAATGCGAATGACTATTTTGGAAAACGGTTGATTTTACATACCCGATTTGATGTAAAAAAAGTTGAAGAAGATTGTGGTTACTTTATTCAATGGAACTAGGAGAAAGAAATGGATATTAATCAAGTATTTGAAACACTGGATGATCTAGATAATAAAAAAAGTAAGATTAATTCAGCACGAGAACAGTTAAGCGAAAAAAGAAAAAGCTTGTTAGGCAATCAAGCAGTTTCATTTGAGAACATAGATTCTTTTTTGTCAAATAACTTAGAATCTTTAGAGCAGCTGGAAAAGATGGAAAAAGCTATTAATGGCCTTCAGGAAAAATTTGATAGTGATTTTTCAGAAGCTAATGCAGTCATCTTTGAATACATTTTTAAAGAGACTAAGCAACGGATGGAAACTAAGAAGATCTATAAACAATACCGAAAGAAACTTAGACGAATTCTGGACGCATATGATGAAATTCAAGAACTGAAGAAGGATGTAGAAGAAATTCATACAGGTGTAGTCAGGGAAATAAATCAGAGATATTCTCTATCGCCGTATCGAACAGAAGTAAGTCCGCTTACTGTCCTACCATTCTTAAACCCTGATTCTAGCGGATGGATGAATTTTTCTAAGGAATATCGGGACATCAAAGTGTATTTAGAAAAATAGGGAACAAATTAAGTAAGGCTAGTGATATATGGCTCAAACAAAAGAAATATCGCTAGTCCTACTTTTATGCTTTACTAAGTTTCACATAACAAAGTAAGCATAAACTGAAAAGAAGTAATAGCTTGAAAGCAAGGTATATCAGGGGTTTACAGAATGGAGTGAGTTTCACAGAATGTAAGATATGAGAAACTGAGGGGATAAATTAAAGAAATTTCCCTTGAACTTGTCATACTGAAGAGTTGTCAAACTTAAAACAATGATACCTGATAAGTGGAGTGTTGGAAGGCTTTTAGCGCTTTTTGTCAGTTTGACAGAATTTACAATTTGACAAATTGCAAGATAAAAAATTTTTAAAATTTAAGTGGAGGTACTTGCCTATGTACGAGTTGAGTAACAGAGACTTGGACGGGATAGATATTGAGTTAGGACGATATAGAACGCTTGCTAATAAAATTTATTTGAGAAGACAGGAACTAATACATAATAAGAAACATAGCGCTGAAGATTATACTGGTGGGAAAGGCAAGACAGTATCTAGTCCTACTGAAGCAACCATCATTAGAATTGAAGAAGACCAAACACTAAGATATTTAGAAGGCTTCAAACTAGTTGTAGATACCTTGATGGAAAACTTAATTGAAAGTGATCTAGTCATTTTTAAAATGAGATATTTAGAAGCTGGTGCGACTTGGGAAGACGTGGCAGAGAAACTAAATAAAACTACTCGTTATATAAATAGTCGAAGAAAAGTAATCGCTAAAAGATTTATAGAACTGAAAGGATATTGACACTCCCCCCCACTTTGTAAAGCATTTTCGTTGATTTTAGGTACCGGGAGCGGTAACTTTTTCCAAGTCGGAAGCTGTCAACCAAAAAGGGGATAAAAACTAAGGGATTTATTAAGAGTAAACTTATTTTTAGTTATCTATAATTCCTCTATCAACAGGTATAGGTAGAACAAAGTTTTTAAAACTGATACTGTAAAAAATTTCAATGATACACTCTAAGAAGCTGTTATTTAAATAATAAAGCCTTGAGAAAAATTTCAATAACAGATATAATAAATTTAGTATGTTTTTAACTAATCTTAGCTTCAATAAGTATTGAAAAGTAATGCAAGGATAGCAGGGTGATTTAATGAATTTTTTTGATGTTTGTATACCCCCTAGATTAAATAGTGATTACCAAAATATATGTACGCTCTATGAACAAGTAGATGATATATTGAGTTCATTGAGCGAGGGAGATTGTGTACGATTCAACTTTGAACAAACTACATGGTTCAGTGCAGAAATGACAGTGTATTTAGGTATGATAATTACATGTATAAAAGCTCGTAAAGCTGCTGTAAAAATTGGGCAAAAAAGTATGTCTACAGGAATTAGAGATATATTACTAAAAAATCAATTTCTAAATAACTATGGAACTGAATACAAACTGGTAGATAATTATAATACAACGATTCCTTATTATGTGTCTTGGGTTGAAGAGATAGAACAAATGGAGCAATATATAGATAATAAACTATTAAGACAGATTCAAGACAAAACTTCTATTGAATTTTTGGGAGAAATCAAAGAGTCACTGCTTGAAATTATTCATAATGTAAGAGATCACTCTGAATCAAATACTATTTATATGTGTGGTCAACACTATCCTAGGAGACCATATGGTACAGAGAAAGGTACAATAAACTTTGCAATTGCAGATTGTGGAATTGGATTAGTTAAGAATATCAAAAAGAAAAATACAGACATGGGAGATGTCTTAAATTATTTTAAGTGGGCTTTTGATAAAGGCACATCAACTAAAAACATAAAGGATAGTGGAGTAGGATTATATGAATTAAAGAATAAGTTGATAGGAAAAGGAGAAATTAAAATAATTGCTAATAACGGTTACTATCATATAGACAAATATGGGAATATTAATTTCGAAGAACTCCATTTTGATCTTCCAGGAACATTAGTACTAATTTCTTTTTATTTAGATTACTGTCAAATTAATCAAAATTCTGCTACAATTGATACAACAGAAAAAATTAGCAATTGGTTTATTTAAAGGAGATAAAAAAATGAGAGAATTAGTCATATCTGATGTAATAAATGGGAAATCTGCAATTTTATCAGAAACAGGAGAAAAAGTTTTCCAAGAAATAAAAAAATCAATTGATGATAATGAGCAAATAACCTTGGATTTTACAGGTATAGCAACAATGACGACAGCCTTTCTTAACCTTGCAATTGGGCAACTGTACGATTTAAAACCAGTGGAAGAATTAACTAAACTAGTAAAAATAAAACGTTCGTCCATTAGTGATTCTCATTTTCAAAAAATTGCTTTAGTTTTGTCTAATAGCAAGGAAAAAAGAGAGGAATTCTCAAAATTGCAAGATGAGGTAATTGAAGATGGCTATTGATAAAAATCTACAAAGTTATACTTTTACTGAAAATGAATCATTCATTGTAGATACAAATGTATGGATTTACTTATATTCTCCATTTTCCACCAACACTTTTGGGTACGAAAAATTTCTTTATCAAGCACAAAATAAAAAGTGTAGACTGTTTGTTAATTCGCAAATAATATCTGAATATATAAATTCAATTTGTAAAACGGCTTATAATATGTACTTAACAAAGCATAAAAAAAATCGTAGATATTTTGTATATAAGAAAGATTATCAACAAACAGAAGATTTCAAAAAGCATTTTAAACTTGCATGTGAAAGTGTTAAAAATGACATTTTATCACAAAGTAAAATATTACCTATAAAACTTTGGCATGTAAGAGAGAGTCTAAATCATTATAATCAAATGAATGATTATAATGATTTGGTTTATTCAAAAATGCTTTCATCTAGAATTAAAATTGTAAGCCATGATAAAGATTTCGGATCGCACCCAGATGATATAACCTGGCTACACTATTAAAAAATCAATGGTATAAAGATTTTATCGATATTAGATTAAAAAAATTTTATTTTCATCTTTTGACATTTTTACGAATAGTAAAGTAGGAGAAATAAAGATGAATATTTTAAATATTGAACTTATGACTATTGAAAAAACTACACTAGGTTTTGAACATTGGGTAAATGTGACTTATAGTGTACCAATACTAAAGAATGAATACACAGTTAAGTTATTGCTACTATTAGATTTTAAGGTAGAGGAAAAAGACTTACTAGATTACCTGGTATCAACCTGGAAGTATCGCGATCTAGTGCTGCATTCGGTACAAATGCATAAAATGGAGGAACAGGGGTAAGCATGATGTAATTGTTTCCTATTATATAGACATGAAAAAGATATAAAAAAGCAAGTAGTAAATTGCTGAAAAATAGTAGTGGTGAAGTAATATGATAAAAATAGATATTATCACACAAAAACAGAAAATCCTCAAATAATTCATTTAATTGGTGGTGTTTTGCAAGTTTTTGATATCGAAAAAAGTGGATTGATAGTATTGATTGGTTTAATAAAATCTATTTCAATGACTTTACGGATTTTGAAGAAATTTCAGAAAGCGAGGCATTCGCTAATATTGAAAAACTAAAACACAAAAATTGATATAACACGCTTCGTTGTTAAAAGCTTACGTAGAGTAACATAAAAAGCACGTTTTAAAACGTGCTAGTTTCTTGCCCGCTGAACTCATTAAAAAAGTAGAGTTTCATGTTCAGTGATTTGTGGAGTAAGGAAGAAACTCCAAAACATTCAAACGAAAAGTGAAAACTCACAAACACCCTGTTATCAAACATTAAGAAGTAATAAAGCTACTTGCTGAATACTTTAAAAAGCGATACAACAAAATGTTGTAATATTTTATTAAACAAGATAGGCTTTAGAGCCTTGATATTAAGCACTTTGGGGCGCTTTCCCTTAGTGCTTTTTTTGTTTTTACTACCCTTTTAGTTACCCTTAACTAATTTTAGGTATAGTAAGAGGGTAGCCCCAAAATGGGACACCCTTATTATTTATAGATTGCTAATAGCCGATTCAAAGATTGAGATGGCTTTTTTTGCTCCCTCTTTGGTAGCATGGACATAAGTGTTTAAAGTCATAGAGATATTAGAGTGACCTAATCTGTATTGCAAGTCTTTGGCCTCTATGCCAGCATATAGCATGATTGTAGCGTGAGTGTGTCGGAAACCGTGGAAACTAATATCAGGAACGCCAGCATGTTTGAAACGTGTATTTAAACGAGTGGCTAGTGTTTTATTGTTTGGGTATTGAGAGAATTAGAGAAGTTTAAAAGTCTGTTCTTTTGGTTTTGTTGCTTACAAAATGATAAGCAGATAAGCAAAGTAATAACTTGCCTTAGTTGCTCGCAGAATGACAAGGAGATAGGAGAAATAGAAATGTCTTTTAATTCCTTACCAAATGGTATGGAGAATGGACTTGAACCAAGAGCGAACATCGAGAAAATGTAAAAAAGCACTTAGCATAATCTAAGCGCTCGAGAGTAGTGGACGGTGTGCCTGTCCCGTCATCTCATACTATGAAGTTGCGTAGCGACACTATCATTTCTACCTCACTTCTCTTTAAACTAATTATACCATAAAGGAGGTTTCGTTTTAGATTTGATAATACCACCAAGCAAAGAGTTATTGATTTTTTATAATCAAATTGATGAGTGGGTTGACCAAGTTTATCCAGACCAAGATAAACCTTCTTTATCGTTTAAGAAAGACACTCCCCCAATCTATTTTAGATTTATTTGATAGTATTAAATCTAAAATTGGTTTTGATTCCCTAGAACGCAAGTTTTGAAATAATAATTATGGATAAATTAGTCATGAAAAATAAGATAATTGATGTTTATAAAATTGCGAATCGTCTTGTTTCTATTACTGTTGAGAATCCTGATTTTTCAGATTTGAAAATCAATCAGTTTGTTAGAATTGGAGAAAAAGAGTATAGGGTACGTAGTGTCCCTATGATTCATTCAACTCCACCTAAATCGATCTTAGAAATAGATACATTTGCGATTGACTACACTGAGGACGACTTGATGAATATAGAGGCGGTATTTAGGAGATCGGATAGCGAAGCTTAATGGATCGATAGAAATTGTAGCAAGAATATGGTGTTTGTGATAAAAGATATATAAGGACTAATAGAAAATAGAAGTATTTAAAGATGATTAAAATTTCAATCAGTTTGTTACTAGATGCAATCGAAGATAATGTTGATTACAAAGTGATTCAGTCTCTTGAACTTGAGGATCAACTTAGAGAATTGACAAGGCAATTTCAGGGAGAAAACGGGGAATTCTTAGTAAAAGAAGAAGCATTTGAAATACTGCCTTTTGATAGAGATACTAAGGATAATATTATTAAACAAATAAAGCAAAATAGTCAAAATGTTTTCGAAGACGATTTCGATACCTTGTTGCAATTATATTTTTGAGCACCAAGAATAATTCAAGCACTTATTTCACACTAAATAGAAAATGACAAAGATTGATAAACAAATTATTACGATGTACAAAATAGAAGATGGGGCCTCTAAGAGGCAGTATTCTATTGTGAGTGGAGGTTGTAAAGGTATTGCAACTATCGATAAAATTACTTTGGAATATAGCTATGTTGGAGATGATTTAGGGCAATTTACTTCATTTGTCAAAGATACTTTGACTAAAAGTATTAAGTTAGGAAAAGAGTTGCCGGATAAATTTTCGTATGGTTTTGGATAAGTTGTGGAATATCTTATATAGGAGAATCAAGATATATTATGGCAATATTTGATGATTTACGAGCATTGTATGACAATGGTTGGGACGCTTCTTTTGATTATAATGATCAAGTATGTGGTATTTTTCCTAATTCTGTTTATGATATTGTTGTTATTGTTGCGGACAATGAATATAGAGCATCTTCTTTTGATGATTTAATTTCTTTACAGATTGAAGGGAAAACTTTGCTGGAAATCATAAGTGAGGTGGAAGTGCAATATGGTTGAAGGACACTAGAGAAAAGATAGGTAATAAATTGAAATGCACGGATTGAAAGTTGAGAAAAAAGTGATATAATGAAGACATGAAGGATAGAGGTTGAGAATCTGTCACCAACGCGCCACTTATAGTGGGTCGAGAAATGCAGGAGCCCCGATAGTCCTGCCTATCCTTGCAAGTCAATCAGCCCTTAGAGACTAATCTAGGGGCTTTTTGACTGGTTGATTTTATCAGTAATTTCAATTTCCTTGATTTCATTTTCAAAGAGTTTAATCCATCTGGTTCCAGAATTAACGGATAATCCATCAAATTCTTCATCGTGGACATCTTTGTCTTCGTAAAGAGCTACACCTTTAAATATTTGGCCATCAATATCGGTGATTCTGACAACCTTGTTATTAAATTCTTTAAGTTCCATAAGTCTCTCCTTTCGTGGTACTATAGTCTGTTATATTATTGGAATTCCCTTAACATACGCTTCTTTAGCCTCCGCAAGTGTCATTTTATTAGGACCGCCATCGATATTAAATGCTCCCGTATTTTGCCAATGACAAACATCACAAATATCATA